CATGTCTGATAATCTCGAAAATCCAGAAATGGAATTTGAGTTCTCTGAAGAGACGCTCGAAGTTATTCCGACCGTCGAGATTGTCGAGATCGACATGTCGTTCGGTGCTAACCTAGCGACCGGCATGGACACCGCAATACTTCGTGACATCGGCTCCCAACGTCAGGATGCCCTTCAGAACTTCAAGAACTCCCGCCAGCAGTGGGAGGAGAAGATCAAGCGGGGCATCCACTGGCTTGGTCTGAATACCGAGGGCGAAGGTAATACCGAGGTCGACGGGGCCTGTGCGGCTGTCCATCCGCTCCTCATCGAAAACGTGGTCAAGTTCCAAGCCAAAGCCATCCAAGAACTGTGGCCCGCCAAGGGTCCCGTCCGCACCAAGGTCCGTGGCTACGTCGACATTCCCCGCGAACAGGCTGCTGCCCGCGTCCGCACCTACATGAACTACCAGCTTACCGAGCAGGTGCCGGGCTTCTACAACGATCTCGAACGCAACCTGTTCCGCGTTGGCTTCATGGGCGTTGGCATTCGTAAGGCCGGCTGGAATGGCGTGACTGTCGCGCCCGACCCGACCGTCGTCTATGTCGAAAACTTCTACATCGACCCGTCGGCAACGCACCTGCGGGATGCCGAGGAATACATCGAGGTCATGGAGCTTTCTACCCGCAAGATGGAGAATCTTGTGGAAGCCGGCGTTTTCCTCGAAGCGTCCGAGAACGATGCCGAGGAAGTCCTCGACACCAACGAGATCACCGAAGCCATCGCCAACGCCCAAGGCTTCGACATGTCGTTGGAGCGCAAGGGCTACACGGTCGGCGAGGCCCACTGCTACCTCGACCTGAACGGCGATGATCCTCTGCTGCCCGAGGGCGGCATGGCGCCCTACATCGTCCACTTCAACGTCAAGTCCGGCAACGTCTACTCCATCAAGCGCAACTGGCGCGAAGACGACGCGGCCAAGACCAAACGCATCTGGTACACCGTCGACCAGTTCATCCCGGCCTTCGGCTTCTACGCCCTTGGCTACGTTCACCTCATTGGCGACCTTGCGGCCTCCGCTACCGTGGCCCTGCGTGCCCTCGTCGACGCAGGCCAGTATGCCAACTGGCAAGCGGGCTTCAAGTCCCAAGACGCCAAGTTCTCCGACAGCGACACCCCGCTGGGCTTCGGCGAGTGGCGCGACGTCAACCTGTCGCCCGAGGAACTGAGCAAGGCGTTCTTCCCGCTGCCGGCCAAGGAGCCGAACCAGACCCTCTTCGCTCTGCTCAAGTACATGGTAGATAGCGGCCAGAAGTTCGCCGACGCCACCGACGAGGTTGCCGCCAATGCCACGAACTACGGCCCGGTCGGCACCACGCTGGCTCTGATCGAAGCCTCGCAGCGATTCTACTCCTCGATCCACAAGCGCCTCCACCATTCGCAGGGCGAGTTCCTCAAGCTCATTGGCGAACTCAACTTCGAGAATCTGCCCGACCTCGTCAACTTCGTGGTCGGCGCGGAGAACGCCTTTGTTCAGCGCAACGACTTCAATCCGGCGGCCGTGGACGTCATTCCGGCGTCCGACCCCAATGCCCTGACCGAGTCGCAGCGTGTTGCCAAGGCGCAGATCGAACTGAACATGGCGGCCCAGTTCCCACAACTCCATGATATGCGGGAGGCGCTGCGGCGCTTCTACGCGGCCATGGGTACCGAGAACGTGGACAAGCTCCTGATCAACCCGGAAGGCCAGGCCATCAGTGCCGACCCGCTGACTGAGGTGCAGACGGCTATGGCCGGCAGGCCCATTAAGGCCCAGCTTGGCCAGAACCACGCTGCCCATATTGCGGTGAAGGAAGCCTTCCTGAAGTCGCCGCAGATGCAGGGCACCAATGACCCGACCGTCGCTGTCGGCCTTCAGCTTCTGAATGCCAACATCTCTGAACACAAGGTGTTGATGTTCGTGGCGCAGGCGATGATGCTGGCCCAGCAGATGGGCATGCCCATTCAGGACGAGAACGTGCAGGCTCAGATCAGCACGCAGCTTATGGCGATTTCGGCCCAGTCTGGCATGGGTGGTCAGGGTCCGTCCGTTGAGCAGCAGATGGTTGAACTGAACAAGCAGGAGCTTGAACTGTCGGCCGCTCGCATCCAGTCGCAGGATGTCCGTGAGGCAGCCAAGATCGCCCTTAAGAACCGCGAGCTTGACCTCAAGGAAACCGACATGCTGCTGGACGCCGAGAACAAGAAGAGTCAAGCCCAAATTATGGCTTCTTCTAAAATACTTGACAACTCGGCCAAACTGGCGGATATTCAAGCCAAACAGCTTGCAGAACGGGCAAACGCAGCTACCCAATGAGATTACTATCTGAGTATGTAGCAGAGGTTCAGAAGCGTGTCGAGCGGGAAAGGGACTTTCTTTCCCGTGGCGGCGCCAAGACCTACGAAGAGTATGCCCGTGCCTGCGGCGTTATTGCCGGCCTCAATCAAGCCGTGCAACTGCTCTACGATCTCGTAGAGACCAAGCCAGCAGAAGAAAGGAACTAATGCTTACCGCCCGCGTGCCCCTCGATGGGGCAATCACGAACGACCAGTGGATGACACAGGACGAAATTCCTGACCCGTCTCCGCTGCCTAGGATTCCTGGTGTAGGGATTCTTGTCCGGCCCGTGCCCATTCGGCGTAAGTCGGCAGGAGGCATCCTGCTCCCGGATACTTTCCGCGAGGACCGTGAATACCTGAACACGGTTGGTCGCGTTCTGGCCATTGGTGAACTCGCCTTCAAGGACGAGGAAATCTACAAGACTGGCGCGTGGGTCAAGCCCGGCGACTTCATCGTCTACGCCAAGTTGGTCGGCCAGAAGATCTGGTGGAAGGGCGTCAAGCTCCTTCTCATCAAGCCCTCCAACATCGAACTCGTGGTTGAAAAGCCCGAGTACCTCGACGCCAACTTCAAGGAATAATTTCCTATGTCCGAATCAGGTTACAAAGAGATCGACCTAGACAATCCGTCTGGCGCGGCAGCCAAGCTCGACGACATTGAGATCGTCATGGATAGCGCGCCCGAGCAGGAAGCTGCCGTCTCGGTCGTTGCCAGCGAGCCTGCCCCCGTTCAGCGCGAAGTCGAACAAGCTGACGACGACGCCGACGACGATAGCGGCCAGACCGAAGCCGGCTCTACCGACCGCAAGAAACTAACCCGCAGCCGCCGTCTAAAGGCCCAGCGGGACGCTTACGCCAAACAACTAGCCGACACGCAAGCCCGGCTAGAGGAAGCAGAGGCACGAGCCAAGCGGTACGAACATGACGCCAACGAGGGCGCGGCCATTGGCTTCGACCTCTACATCCAGAACCTCGACGCGGGCATGAAAACCCTGCGAGCCGAGTTCGACGCGGCTTTCGAGTCCGGCGACCGATCACGCATCTTCGAGGTACAGCAGCAGCTTGCCTCTCTGGCGGCTGCCAAGGCGCAGGCTGAAAAGGACAGGCGCGGCATCCCTACCAAGACGGCGCCCCAGTCTGGACAGGCAGCGCCGCAGCAGACCCCGCAGACTGCGTCTCCCGCCCCGGCTCCGGCGCCGGCTAAACGGGCACCATCGCCAGCAGCCGTCGACTGGTATGACCGCAACAAGGAGTGGTTCAACAAGGACGCCGTGATGACGGCCGCCGCTCGCATCATCGACCAGCAGATGGTGGGCGAGGGCTATCTACCATCCGACCCCGACTACTTCGAGGTTCTCGACCAGCGCCTGAAGCGTGAGTTCCCGGCCAAGTTGGGCGGCAAGCAGGCCAGTGCCCCGGCCCGCCAACCATCTAATCCCACCATCCAGAACCGGTCGGCCCCGGCGCCGGCTTCCGGTAAGATTCGAGTTATTCTTACTGAAGCCGACCGCCAGATGGCCCATCATCTTGGTATTACTATCGAGCAGTATGCTCGCGAGAAGGCCAAGACTGAAAAGGCCCAGTCAACCGCAAATCAATATACGGAGATTTTGTAATGCCCCGCATGAAGGCCGCGCCGGCCTCCGACAACTCTATTGACGATCCACTTGAAATTTCGCTGGAAAGCGAGTATACTCCTCCCAATGCGCTAGAAATCCCTCCCATGTCGGATACTGACCAGTACGTTTATCGCTGGATTCGGTTTCGGGCAGGTAGGGAAGAAGACTACAACAACGTCTCGGCGCGACTTCGAGAGGGTTGGGCATTCGTTCCACTGGAAGCAGTTCCCGATGGATACGTTTTCCCCGGTCTCGAAAGCAAGATTTCTGCGTTGGCGGGTGCAG